GGCACTTAGTGAGAGCAATGTTTTTAATGTTAATCCTGAAAACTACCCGCGCGTACTCGACCCAAGCGCAGGCGGCTGCGAAAAGTACGAAATGAGCTACCCAACTGTATTGGAAAAAGAGGGGTTTACAGTTGAAAGCTGGGATATTCGCGAAGATTCACGAGCTCAACTAAAGGGCATTGATTTTTTGTCAATTCCGCCGATGGTGCCTTACGACCTAATTATCACTAACCCCCCATTTAATCTAGCGCAAGAGTTTACCGAACACGCACTTGAAATGGTTGGTAGTGGCGGTTTAGTGATCGTGCTGCAACGCCTTAATTGGCTGGGTAGCCAAAAGCGCAAGGCTATGTGGCAAAAGCTGCCATTAGCAGCGGTTTATGTGCACAGCAAACGCCCGGGCTTTGACCCAGCAAAACCAAGTAAAACCGACTCAACAGAATACGCCCATTTTGTATTTTGCAAAACGGCTAAAGAAAACCTCACACCAAACCTGTTTGTAATTTAACCCCCAAGGACTACTGAAAATGAACCCTATCAAAGACCAAGATCTATTCAAAAAACAGAATTTAGTAAGAAATATCATTGAACACGCTATCGACCAAGCCAATTTTACTATTCGCAATTTAAACAAGCGCCCAACAGTTGCAATGCTTATGGAGTGTGAAAACTGCCTAACTGACTTTTTGCCAATAGTGAGAATGATTGTTGATGTACATGATGTATACGCGCCAGTTTACGACCAAATGCAAAGCGCATTAGACGCCGCGCAAATTCATGAAGAACCTGCGTTAATAGAGTTAACCGAATAAATGGCTAACCCTAAACCAATCGACCTTGAAACCCTTAGACTATCTGGTATAGCTAAGGGTTTAATTTCGTCTATAAACGATATTGATGACCGTAACTTTTTAGCGCGTGGTTTGCAGAGTGTGCCAGTGCCTTTGCAAAGTCGTATGGCCCGTAAATACATAGACCGCTACAACCAGAAAAAAACGGGTAGCCAATACCGTGCAAATACATGGCTGCGCCGCACTATTGCCAGGTTAAAACCGCGCTTTGGTGTGCTGTTTAGTATTACTCAAAATATGCCATTGCCATGGCATATTTTAAGCAGTATTGAAAAAACCAAAAAGCACGCAGGCACACTCGCTATGGAGTGTGTGCAAATTACCCTTGATGTAAGCGAAGAACACCAACGTTTAAGCTATGAAAAATTAGTACGTGTGACGTATGAAGCCGTAAGCGATCATGCAAAGTCGTTTGGTGTGAACGTACCATTTTATAGCATGCGTGAAGACGACTTACCGCAAGAATGCTTTGAAATTGCGTTGCTTAAAATGCAGTGCGATAAGTGGTGGGCTCGCCAGTTAAAAACTCTGCGAAAACAGTTTTTAGAATTGCTAGAAATTGCCACGGGCCAAGTGGGGCGAGATTTATACTACGACAAAAAAAGTAAAAAGCCTAAACGCCGAGGTATTAGTCCGTATTCATCAAAACAAGCACAGCGAGAATTTAGCTTTGCCCAAGCAAGTGGCCGCCAGTTTTTAGAAATGATGGAACTGCAAAGCAGTGACGGCGATGTAATTGACCTAATTGAAGCCGTAAAAAGCGGCATGGCAAACCCCGCTAACCGCCGTAATGAATTAATGCTACGAATACGTGAAACCGAAGAACTGGCCGATGAAATGGGCTATGTTGCTATGTTTTATACTATTACTTGCCCTGCGCGTTTTCATGCTAATGCAAGTACGTGGGATGGTTCAACACCTAAAGATGCGCAAAATTATTTAACTACAACATGGGCACGTGCACGTTCCAAATTAAATCGCCGCAACCTTAAATACTTTGGTGTGCGCGTAGTTGAGCCACACGCTGATGGTTGCCCGCATTGGCACATGATGCTATTCATGCCAAAAAACAAACTTCAAGAAATCAACGCTATTTTGCGTTGGTACTTTATTCAAGAAGACAAAAACGAGCTTTACGATCGTTATGGCCCTGAGCTTACTCGAGCAAAAGTATTCAACAAATTTGTAGATATAAACACTCACGGCACACACATAAAAACGGTTGAGGCGTGTGTTAAGTACCGTGCGCACACCGAGAAAACCCACTTATTTAAACTGTACAAAAAAAAGCGCAGTGAGTACGGCTTTGCTAAAAAGAAGGCTAACGAAGTAGCTATACAGCGCAATAAAGAAGATGCCGAAAAAGCCAAAGCCGAGAACAGAGAGCCTAAAAAATTTAAGGCTAAAAACCACAAAGCGCCTACCAAATTTTACCGCACATTTAGCCCACGCTTTGACGCTGTAAAGCTAGATAAAAGCAAGGGCAGTGCAGCCAGCTATATTGCTAAATACATCAGTAAAAACATTGATGGTTATATGCTTAGCGACCATGTTGACGCTGACACAGGCGAAAACTTGCAAGAGCAAGCCAACCCTGTTTTAGCCTGGGCAAGTACATGGAATATTCGCCAGTTTCAATTTCAGGGGTCGCCAAGCGTTACGGTTTACCGTGAGCTGCGCCGTATGCGTACCGCTGTAAAAGACGAAATTATAGAGCCTATTCGCTACGCCGCAGATAACGCGAACTGGAAAGACTACGTAAAACTACAGGGCGGTATGTGTATTGGCCGCGCCGCTAACTTTAAATCAATGTACGAAGCTACCCCAATGGGCAACGACTACGCCGAAGTAGTACGCCGCATTAAAGGTGTTGTAACCAACATTGATTACAAAGCCGTACTCACACGTTTGTTTAACAACGTGCATAACGTAACGGATGCAACCAGCTTAAAAACCCGCCTTATCGAATGGACCAGACAACTCAAGGGTACAGCAGAGAAAATTGCAGCTAAGGCTAGCACCAACGTCGGCGCAGCCGACCTATCTTGGTCTAGTGGTAATAACTGTACGCCTATAGCCGTGGGCTCTAGCGCCGAGTTAATACTAGATATGATCGGGTGTGACAAAAAGGACATTGAAGAGGTTAAAAAGGATCTGATTGCAGGTAAAAGGATCGCGAGAAACGGCCATATTTACCAAGTAAGAGACGGCCAACTTCAAGTTTTAGATGAAAACGCCCAATTAAAACAAAATAAGCAACTCGATATTGAATACCGAGCAAAAGCATTTGCCCAAAAATCGGGTAGCTGGCACGTAACAGAGGATCATTGGCAACAAGCCCGCGAACTTGTAGACCTTGCTTATCAATATGCAGAGCTAGAAGGGCGCCAAGCGCTTAATACAACTTCAAATGAAAACGGTCTAATCACTATTGGCGATTGGGATTTAGTTACTTTAGTTAAACAAGGCAGTGCGTCAGCAATCAGCAGTAACGATTGGTGGTCACTAGATTTAATGGCGTAGGAGAGAAAATGACTATTCAAATTTCAAAAGTACTCATGCCAAAAGCATGCATTAGTTGCCAGGCGTTTTGCCCAAAAGGGTATGCAGAGGATCAGCACAGCATGTTTATTACTAAATTCGATAAGCCAAAACCTAAAACTCAATATGGCCAATGCGGAAAAAGTAATAACAGCGTATTTGCTACCGAAATTTGCACTGGCTATCAGCAAGAACCTAACGCCGATGTATTTGCAGTAACTAACAGACCACAACCAAGGCAATAAACTCCCTAGGAGTTTACTTTTTGAACAATTAACGCGCATCCTATTGCGCAATGCGCAACAAGGTGTATAATTAAAAATGACCACAAGGTCAATAATAATGATTCGAGGAGAACAACAATGCACGTGCATTTTGATGAAGCCTCAATCATAACGCTCGGCTCATTACGTGAACCAGTATTAAGTGAAGTAGGTGATGCGATGTATGCATTACAAGCTGCACCAAATATAGAGGCTTTGGTTTCTTTACTGGGTGATGATGTTGAGCAGGTAGACAGTAAGCACTTTAACATTGCTATTAAGCTTAACTACCAACATGTGGCTGCATGTTTAATGGTAGAACTTAATAACAATGATGAAGTTACAGTGACACTTAAAAGTTATGATTGATTAGAGAAGCCCCTTCGGGGGCTGCTTTAAATAATTATAGAGTGTCAGTTGCTGTTTATCAATAAACATGTTTCATGAAACTAGGAGAATAGATAATGAATACATCAAAAAAGGTAAGCATGAGTGATATAGCTCATATGCTCGAACCGCCAAAAGGTTCGGGGCATTACGTTAAAAAATTCATAGAAAAGCAGGGGCTAAGTGCGACTAAAGCAGCGCAACAATTAAATGTTAGCCCATCGACCGTAACTCGTTTTTTAACGGGCGGTGCGCTTACCCCTATAATGGCTGCAAAGCTACATAAAACGTTTAATATAGATGAACAATTATTGTTTAATCTTGAAGCGCAAGCCAACGTTCAAAAGACACGTGAACTACTGGCAGTATAAGGCGTTATAAAACAATGAAGCCCGCAATGTTGCGGGCTTTTTAATGCCTAAAATCCCAATAATGAAAGTTGCTCTTCACGCGGTAGGTTCTTAATAAGCGATGCTGCTAATTGCGCAGTGGTTTTACACGGCGGATTTAAAAAGTGATCAAACGATTGGGTAATACGAAACGTAGCCCCGCATTGTTTTGTATTAGTGCACGAGCAATATAAATTAACCACATGGGCGCTTTGCTTTTCGCGTGACGTAATTGTTGCTTTAGCTTCGCAATTTGGACAAGTAACCCGCGCCATAACATTCACCAATCGTTAATAAAATACACTGCTATTATATACAGTGATTCGTGAGCGACAAATAACTATTTTACAATTGACTGAAAACCAGAAATACGAAAATTTACAAATCCTCGTCTTCGTGCAAAAATGGGGCAAATTGGCAGTCGGTGATGTGAAAATTTGATTTAATGATTACTACCTGTTTGATATTTATAAAAATCTGAAAAATTAAATACAAAGGGTACAAAATAATGGTGAACTAGATAGTTTTAACAAATAACTCAAAATTACATTTTTAAGGCTTAAGTAACTCTGGGCGATTGAAGTACCTTTTTGTGTTTAGCAAAGTAATCTACTTCCATATAATGATATCTATAAAATACTCAAATAGAAGTAAAGTGTTATACCACCAATTAAGCAAGCGAAGATGGTGCTTGAGATTGCCCAATGGAAAGCGTTTTGATATTCAAGACCCCTAAATTTATTATTTTCTTGCCTTTTTTCTGCAACTTCAGAATAAGTTTTTGAGTACTTCATGAATACATCTTTAGCAGTGACCTCTGGATGAGCAATCATATAGAATTCAGCCATTGAAGTGTGTGGATTAAGCTCTTCTCGTGCACGAAGAATCATCACTGTTTTAAAGATTGATATTAGTAATAAAGCTATTGCTAACAAATGACCATAGGTGATCATACTACTTACATATCCATCTTTGACGAGCACAATTTTATTTATATTGTCATTTACGTCTGCGATGTACCAAGCAAAAAAACTTACGAAAGCCGGTAATAGAATAATAAGGTATGTTATTAGTTTGTATGCTTTATCCTCAATTTTTGCTGATTTGGCACGTTCATGCTCAAATACTTTGCTTTGTAACTCACAAGCAGTTCTCCATTTGTTTTCTTCTGCCGTATCAAGGTGGCTTGTTATGCTATCCAATTGTTTAGATAGTTGCTTTAGATGTTGAGATATAGATTTTTTTTGGGTCATTATTTTGGTGAACAATCGGATATATAATTAAATTATATCAGATTAAGTTGAATAATATCTTATCTAGAAACGCTTTGAGTTGAAAGTTTCTTCTTTTCGTGAAAACGGTACATTTAATATATGTTACTTCTTAGTATTAGTTCTATAGCACGTTCTAACTATTTGGTTATAAATTAAAATAAAGCTCCATTTTAATAAGCTGTTCCATCTGTGTTTAAAATACATGGCATCGTATTTAGTCGGGTCGCCAAGGACTGTGGCAAAGTGTGAGCTGAGAACCAAAAAGCCGAAAAATTCACTCCTCCTCGCCTTCCGCTTTCGTGCAAATAACGCGTCAAATTGACAACCCCAGTGACACGTCATTAATTGCCAGCCAGCCCAGTAAAAGGATCTGTGAGCAATATTAAAAAGATCGCAGTGTCAAAAAGTGACAATGATTGACATAAAGTGACAACACAAGGAAAAAGTATTTTATAGGGTGTTAGTGAAAAAATTTCTATCTACGACTATGATATTCAAGATGAAAAATATCTAAGAAAAATTAATTTTATTAGAAAATCACATTCTAGCTTATGTAAAGCATTAGTTTAAGAGCTTCCTGAATAGTACTAAGGTTAATATGAATATTGATAATAATTATATAGATACATTATTGCAGCCGTTACAAGGTGATGCGATACCAACTTTAAGTGAATATATTGAAGAGATTATAGAGTTAGGTATTCAACTCGAAGGTGCGAATGGAAGAATAGATCGCAAATTTGAAACTCACCTTAGGTATATAAGCAATAAAAAATTAATCTCTAACGCGGATGGTTTGAGCGACTTAAAATCTTTAGGTTTTCATATAGGCGCTAGCGGCCATATTGCCATTACTGGTAATATCATGATTATGAAAACGGAGAAGGAAGAAGTAGCTATGCCTCAAAACATTAGTATTCAGTCAATTACAAGTGGCAACGTTCAAGTTGGTAACAACAATAGTCAGGTAACAAATATTCATATCCAAGAGATTGTTGAAAAAGTTGCGGCATCGAATGATCCAGAAGCAAAAAGTATACTTAAATCATTATTAGAAAATAGTACTGTTGGCAGTCTTTTAGGTGCTGGTGCTTCCGCCTTGATAGGCCTTCTCTAGACCAGAAAAGATTCCAAATAAAAAAGCGCTAGCTCCTAACTAGCGCTTTTTTTATTGACGTCCTTACTTCCCCAAAACGCTCTAAACAATCGCATTAGCCCAAGCGTTGAAACCGCAATACCTACAATTACAAATTCAAAGTACCAGGGCGCGCCGGTATAGCCCATAGCTTGCCAGCCTTTGTGCATATACGGTTGCATGGCCGGTATAAAATGGCACACAAACAACCCCAAAAAGAATAAAATGATCACCTCATCCATAATAGTTTTGTCGCGGTTCTTCAACACAAGAAAGTCATAATCAGCATCATTTTGCTCGGCCTGCATACAGCGCTTTGCTTTGGCTTCAAACTGCGCAATTTTAAAGTTGTTTTCTGCCCGTGCTACTTCGGCGGCCATTTCTGCCGCGATGCGTTTACGCTCAACATAGCCACCGGTTAAATCGGCTATTGGGTCAGTGATAAATGAAACCAGTGTTTTTAACCATCCCATTATTTAATCCCCCGTATAAATTTAAGAAAGCTTTTAGGGTCTTTACTAAACGCTTTAATTAGCTTGTCGAACCCTTCTAAAATATGTGGAGCTGCATACGCTGTTACGCCAATCACGCCCGTTTTTAGGCTTTCGTCAAAGCCGCGCCACTCACAAAACATAGCGGCTAAGTACGCTGCAAAAATAGCAACGAGCACGTTCATACAGTAATGAA